ACTTCGGCGGCGGCAGGGCCAAGGGTGGGCCGGTGCGCGGGTCCACGCTGTACGAAGTGGGCGAGGGCGGCCGTCCTGAGCTGTTCAACGATGGTCGGGGTCGCACCTATCTGATACCAGGCAACGACGGCCAGGTGATCCCGGCTGCTGCTGGTGGTGGCTCTGCTGGCGCAGCTGCGGCATCTAGCCCCGCGCAGATCAACGTCAAAGTGGTTGTGAACAGTGACGGCAGCACGGAAGCGGATGGCGACACGTCGTTGATGCAGCAGTTTGGCCAGGATCTGGGCAGGTTCGTTGAATCGAAGTACCGCGAGCTGCAGACCCGAGACATGCGCCCAGGCGGCGCCCTGCATGCCATAGGGGCACGCGCATGACCGACACCTTCAGCTGGGTACCAACGCGGACGGGCGGTGGCACGGCGAATTCCGTCGTGCGGCGCGCCAAGTTCGGCGATGGCTACAGCCAGAGCGCGCCGGATGGGCTGAATGCCCGGTGGCGTTCCTACCAGCTCACGTTTACCGGCTCGCAGCAAAGAATCAACGAGATCATCGACTTCCTCGATGCCCATGTCGGCCGCTCCTTCTACTGGCAGAGCCCACGGGGGCTGCTGCTGTTCCACTGCGACACGCACAGCGAGCCGCTACCGGCCGGCCTGGTGCACAGCATCACGGCCACCTTCGAACAAACGTTCCAGCCGTAAGGAATAGACATGCCACTGAACCCGGTTGATACCACCACTGACCACGGGACCTACAAGGGCGACCCGGCGAGGGTGGCGTTCGGCAAGCTCAACGACAACGATGCCTATTTGGAGCAGCTGGCCACTGGTGCGCTAGACGCGTTGGCAACTCTCAAAAGCGCGTCCAGGGCCGATATCCTCGGTGTTGTTTCGCAGATTGGCGGCGTCCCTAATGGTGCGATTATGGAGGCGGGCAGTAACGCGAACGGTCGCTATTTCCGGCTCGCGAGCGGATTGCAGCTGTGCTTCCGTCTTCTCGGACCGACCACGATCGCTGCTGGTGCTTCCGTCCAAAGCGGGACGATGACATTCCCGGCTACATTTTCGTACCCACCTCTGACCTTCATCCACGTAAATGCGTCATTTCCGTATTTGCTCACTCAGAACTCGGAGCCGAACGTAGGGCCATCCAGCTTCGTATATTCGATTCGTAATGGGCACTCGACCGCCCTTAACGTCTATCACGGCTATATGGCGATCGGGATGTGGTTCTAATGAAAGTACATATCACTCCGCAGCGGTCCGACGCCAAGCTGTCGGCAAGTTGTGACGGGGACCGCCTGACAATTAATGGCGAGACATTCGACTTCACCCTGCTGCCCGACGGGTGCGAGCTACCACAAGGAGCCGTCTCCTCCTCCTGCATCGTGGGCTCCATCCAGAGGATTGAGGGCGTCATTGAGATGACGCTGGCGGTCCCGTATGGTCCCGGGGAAACCCCGTGTGAGGAGCAGACAAAGGTCATCTATACGGGAGCACTATGGCCATGAGTAACATCGATTTTTCAAAGCTGATCACACCTGAAGACAAGCTCATGGAAGAGCGCGCAGGTATTGAGAAAGGTGTGGACGCATGGCTGAATGCCGTCGTGCGAGGACGGGGATACGCGGGTATCGTAAGTTGTGTCACCTACGCCGGTGACCAGGATCCGGTGTTCAATGCCGAGGGTACTGCGGCCAGATCATGGCGAAGCGCCGTGTATAGGGCGTTGTACCAACTGCAGGCGGATGATCGTTCGGGCGTGCACACGTTGGCCCAGGTCATATCGATGCTGCCGCAACCCCAAGAATTTGGGTGGCCGATGGATGGTAACGGTGAGGTGGGTGCGACATGATCACCGCCGATGCCCAGCAGCTTGAACCCGGTGGCCGGATCACCCTTTTCGAGCTGGACGCCAGCAGCTTCGGTGCTGACCAACTGTTCTTCCACGCGCACTTGCAGTCAGGTGTGATCTGGTGGCAGGGACAGGAGTACGGGCCATGGCCGATTGAGGCCACCGGCTTCGCGCGCACCAGCGACCAGCCGCCGAACCCCCGGCTGAAGGTCAGCAACATCGATGGGCGGATCACGGCCCTGTGCCTCCTGTTCGATGACCTGGTGGGCGCACGCGTAATTCGCCGGCAGACGCTGGCCAAGTACCTGGACGCGGCGAACTTCCCGGATGGCAACCCGACGGCTGACCCGAACGAGCACTTCCTGGACGAGATTTGGTTCATCGAGCGCAAGGTGGCCGAGGACAAGCAGACGGTCGAGTTCGAGCTGACCACCGCCATCGACCTCAACGGCGAGCAGCTGCCCGGCCGGCAGGTCATCGCCGGCGTATGCGGCTGGCTGATCCGTGGCGGCTACCGCGGCCCTTACTGCGGCTACAACGGTCCGGCCGTGGCCGATGCCAACGATGTACCGACAAACGACCCGGCTCGCGACCAATGCGGGGGCAGGGTGGGCAGCTGCAAGCTGCGCTTCGGCGCAGACAAGCCGCTGCCCTACGGGGGCTTCCCGGCCGCTGGCCTGCTGCGCACCTGAAGCGCCCAACAATTCCGCACCCTACAGCCCGCCTCGCGCGGGCTTTTCTATGAGCGAACCATGGAACTGACCACCCTGCAGGCTATCCAGGCGCACGCCGTGGCCGAGTACCCGCGCGAGTGCTGCGGGCTGATCGTGGCCGCTCCTGATGGCGAGGCCTACCTGCCCTGCCGCAACGTGGCGACCACCCCCAGCGAGCACTTCCGGCTGCCGGCCGAGGACTATGCCGATGCCGAGGATATCGGCGTGGTGCTGGCCGTCGTGCACAGCCACCCGAATGCACCAGCCACGCCCTCGGACGCAGACCGGGTCACGTGCGAAGCCAGTGGCCTGCCGTGGCACATCGTCAGCGTGGGCCAGGTCACCGGTGCCGAACCCGAGTGCGGCGACCTGCAAACGATCGAGCCGACCGGCTACGTCGCACCGCTGGTCGGTCGGCAGTTCGCCCACGGCATCCTCGATTGCTACACGCTGGTGCGGGACTTCTACGACCGAGAGCTGGGGATCAGCCTCAGCCAGTACGACCGCGACGATGACTGGTGGGAGAAGGGGCAGGACCTCTACAGCCTGGATCGGCTGCGTGCTGAGGGCTTCGAACTGATCGAGGTCGCCCCGCAGCGCGGCGACATGGTGCTGATGCAGATCCGTTCGCCGGTCCCGAACCACGCCGGCGTCTATCTCGGCGACGGCCAGATGCTGCACCACATGCACGGCAGGCTGTCGGAAGTGGTCACCTACGGCGGTATGTGGGCCGAGCGTACCCGTTACATCGTCCGCCACAAGGAGACAGCCCGTGTCTGAGCGCCTGCGCACCATCCGCCTGTACGGCCAGCTGGGCAGCCGCTTCGGGCGCTCGTTCCGCTTGGCTGTGAACAGCCCGGCCGAGGCTGTGCGCGCGCTGTGCGCGATCCTGCCGGGATTCCAGCAGCACCTGGCCCGCGCGAAGGAGAACGGCATGGCCTTCGCCGTCTTCGTGGGCAAGCAGAACCTGACGAAGGATCAGCTGCAGGATCCGCCGGGGCAGGAGGACATCCGCATCGCCCCAGTACTGCTGGGCAGCAAGCGCGGCGGTGTGCTGAACATCATCCTTGGAGTCGTGCTGATCGTCGTCGGCGCCTATACCAGCAACGTCAACCTGATGGTGCAGGGCGCTGTAATGGTCGTCGGTGGCGTCGTGCAGATGCTAGGACCCCAGCCGAAGGGGCTGGGATCCAAGGACAGTGCAGAGAATCGCCCGAACTACAGCATGAACGGAACCGTCAACACCCAGGCGCAGGGTAATCCCGTTCCTGTGGCGTACGGTGGCCACGACCAGAAGGGAATGCTCATCGGCTCAGCCGTGATCAGCGGCAGCATCATGGCGGAGGACCAGCTTTGAACCTACCAGTCGCAACTCCCATCGCCCGGGCCATGCAGCTGGCCGGCGCCGGCGGTAAGAGCGGTAGCAACGGCCGCACTCCTGTGGAGATGCCGGATAGCCTGCACTCGATGGCCGTGGCCAGGATCATCGACCTTGTCAGCGAGGGCGAGATCCGTGGCCTTGTCGCTGGCAACCAGTCGATCTACCTCAACCAGGTTCCCATCCAGAACCCGGACGGTGGGCTGAACTTCGCCGGCGTCACGGTGGATACCCGGTCCGGCACACAGGATCAGGAGTACATCCCCGGGTTCCCGTCGGTAGAGAACGAAATTCCCGTGAATGTCGAGCTGCGCAGCGACCAACCGATCGTGCGCACGGTGAGCGGGTCAGACCTATCGGCAGTTCGCATCCGGCTGGCCGTGCCAGCACTGCAGAAGGTCGACGAGGAGAATGGAGACCGCAACGGGTATTCCATCAGCTACGCGGTGGACCTCTCCGTTGACGGCGGCGCCTACACGACGGTGCTCAACGACGCGATCACCGGGAAGACGACCACGCAGTACGAGCGCAGTCGCCGCATTGACCTGCCAGCGGGTTCGCAGTGGCAGATCCGCATCCGCCGGCTGACTCCGAACCAGAACAACTCGCTGATCTCAGACGTGGTGAATGTCCTGTCGATGACCGAGATCATCGATGTGAAGCTGCGCTATCCCAATAGCGCGCTGTGCGCGGTGCAGGTTGACGCGAGCCAGTTCCAGAACATCCCGTCGCGATCGTATCGGGTGTGGGGCCGCATCATCCGAGTTCCCAGCAACTACGACCCCATTGCCCGCACCTATGGCGGCGTGTGGGACGGTACGTTCAAGGTGGCATGGACGAACAACCCGGCATGGGTGTTCTTCGACATCGTGACCAACGACCGATTCGGCCTGGGCAACCGCATCCCCTTGGACTGGGTCGACAAGTGGAGGCTGTACCAGATCGCCCAGTACTGCGACCAGCTGGTGAGCGATGGGATGGGGGGACAGGAGCCGCGCTTCACCTGCAGCCTGTACCTGCAGAGCAGGGCGGACGCCTACAAGGTACTGCAGGACATGGCCAGCATGTTCCGCGGCATCAGCTTCTACGCCGCTGGCCAGGTAATGGCCTCGGCCGACATGCCGAAGGATGCGGGCCCGACCTATAGCCAGGCCAACG